CCAATCAGCAGTAGCAGTATTAGGAGTGAAAATTGCATCTGTAGCTGTTATTCCTCCGTTAGAAGCACTTGTGACAGCTATGTTTGAAGCTTCCCAAGTTTCCAGAGCAGACCCATATTTCTGAGTAACTATGGTGCGATTTATAGTCTGAGTAGTATTCTCAGTTCTATTGCTAGAGCCAGTAGTCCAAGTAGGAAGTCCGTTTGCGTAGCAAGGTGCAACTAAAAATAAACCTAGTAAGAGTAGCTTTTTCATTTGATGCCTACTTTAGAGTTCTTATTATCTACTATAGTATCTTTTTTCTTTTTTATCTGAAAACCCAAGCTGGCAGTACTAGCTGAAAAAATACTTGCAATAAATGTCGGGTCAAAATCTACTATCTTTTTACCAGATGGCGGTTCGTAGTATGAGAGAGATAATAGCGTTGCACTCCAAAGAAGAACGCAAACTTTCACGATAGTTTCAACTTTACTAGGCTCTTGATCTTCCATGAAAGGTTAAGACTCTTGTCTAATACTAGCAATGTAGCTATGTTTGGAAAGTAACACAAGATTATTATGCTTAAAATCTTAAAACCAATACTACTAAAGTTCTTTACTACAACTGCTGTAAAAAGATTAGTAGTCGATCTGCTTAGAGCTATCTGCAAACAAACCAGCAACACGCTAGATGACAAAGCTGTTGATATGTTGGAGCAACAACTCTTTCCAAAACTAAACTGATATGACACATAAAGAGTTTTTTAAGGTACTTATCGGCAATCCACCGCCAGAAATAGAGTTTGAAATACTAAAAAAACAACGTGAAACACAAGAATTACCAGACGAAGTTATAAAAGCATACTGTTTAGACCTAGTAAAATACACAAAATTACAAGATATGCTGCTATCTGCTGCAATAATGCGTATATCTGAGATAGAAACTAAACTATTACGTTATGAAAAGGGTATGAGACTATACAAAAAGGTAAGAAAACTAGGGTTTTTTGGTAAAATTAGGTATCTTCTGTTTGGCAAAACAGATCAAAAGTGATTATATTAAACAAAAACAGTAGCTATGACTAACAAAGATTTAAAAAAGTTAGAAGATTTGCATAGTACTTTAACTGATGTGTTAATAGATAGAGTAAAAAACGGTGATGCAAAGGCTGGTGATCTAAACGTAGCTAGACAATTTCTAAAAGATAACGGTATAGAGTGCATCCCTACAGAAAAAAATGGTTTAGAAGATATTATGAACAACCTACCAGACCTAGAAGCTATACCTGCTAGTGAATTGTAATTGCAACCTCTACCTAAAAAGCTACACGACTTTAGATATTTCTTAATTATTACTTGGAGACATCTAAATTTACCTGATCCTACACCTGTTCAGTTAGATATTGCTGAGTATCTACAATATGGAAACAGACGTAAGATTATACAAGGATTTCGTGGTGTAGGTAAAAGCTGGATTACAAGTACTTATGTAGTGTGGCGACTTCGTATGAACCCACAGCTAAAGTTTCTTGTAGTATCAGCCAGTAAAGAAAGAGCAGATAACTTTTCTACGTTTACTATGCGACTAATAAATGAAATGCCTTTATTATCGCCATTAATACCACAAGATCATCAACGTAACTCCAAGATAAGTTTTGATGTTGCACCTGCTCAAGCTGACCATGCACCATCTGTAAAATCCTGTGGTGTTTTAGGACAAATGGCTGGTAGTCGTGCTGATGAAGTTATAGCTGATGATGTAGAAGTTCCTAATAATAGTTTTACTCAACCTATGAGAGATAAACTTGCGGAAGCTGTAAAAGAATTTGACGCTATATTAAAACCTAATGGCAAGGTTACATTTCTTGGTACACCACAAGTAGAGAATAGTTTATATCTAACGCTAGAAGAAAGAGGATATGAAACAAGGATATGGACAGCTAGATACCCAGAACTAAAAAACAACTATGGAGATAGACTTGCACCTAAGTTAGCTGAAAGGCTTGCAAATGAGTCTGTAAAGCCTAAAGATCCTGTTGACCCTGATAGGTTCTCAGACATTGATTTGATGGAACGTGAAGCATCCTATGGTCGTTCTGGGTTCAATCTACAGTTTATGCTGGATACTACTCTTTCAGATCAAGATAGATACCCATTAAAGCTGCGTGATCTTGTTATTAGCTCTGTAAACCAAGAATATGCACCAGAAAAGGTGATATGGTCTAACTCTCCTGAGTATGTGTTGCAAGATTTACCTTGTGTTGGCTTCAATGGTGACAGATTTTACCGACCAGCCCAAGAATTTGGTGATTTTATAGAATATACAGGCTCAGTTATGTTTATTGACCCCTCTGGAAAGGGTAAGGATGCTACAGGTTATGCCTGTGTAAAGATGCTTAATGGTAATCTCTTTGTTACTGATGCTGGTGGTCTTGTCGGTGGTTACTCTGACGCTGTATTAGAAAAATTATCACGCATTGCTAGAGACAATAAGATAAATTCTATCCTTGTAGAGCAAAACTTTGGAGGAGGTATGTTTGCTGAACTGTTAAAACCCTTCCTTATGCGGTATCATCCCTGCGAAGTACAAGACGTTAGAAACAATAAAACCAAAGAACTACGCATAATAGACACCCTAGAGCCTGTAATGAACTCTCACCGCCTAATAATAGACCGTAAAGTAATAGAAAAAGACCTTCGTTCTAACTCTCAAGAACCTCCCGAAAGAAGATTAAAGCTACAACTCGTATATCAAATGTCCAGAATATCTCGTCATAGAGGTTCTCTTGTACATGATGACATCTTAGATGCCCTAGCTGGTGCTGTTGGCTATTGGACAGACTATATGGCTCAAGATGAAGATAGAAATATTAAACAACGTAAGTCTGAACTAATGATGACTCACCTATCAAATTGGGGTGCTGCTATGAATAACACCGTAACCCAAACTGCTATGGGTATGACCCCTCAACAAATAAGAAATTCTAACCAAAATAATGATGGCTTTATAACTAATTCCTATTAACACTCACTATAGGATATGTAACTGAGCAACACTTACTCTCCACTATAGGGGGTTATTCCGTATTCCCCCTATATATATATACTTAGGATTCACCCTTAAGGTTCAACCCTAAGTTCTTCTGCTTCTGCTTGTCCAAAATAATTTAACCGCAAAAATTTGAAGGGCTTACGCATATAGTGGAAATGAATTTTACCCCATTTGCTATAGAAAAAAGTCAAAAAAAAGATAAAAATATACAAAAAATATTGCAATAACTAGGGTTATAAATTATATACAATAATTTTTTACTATTAATAGGGGTTAGTCTGTTGTTTTTTATCTATATATGTCTAAGTAATCGCTAAGTTTTGAGGGGTGGATACTAATAATTAATACTAATTAGTTGTAATACTACTAATAATATGTAATACTACTAATAGTAATTATTAATTAATTACTGTTGCTCAATTACTTATTTAAACAATGACAACTTCAGCACCTAGAAAATCGAAAAAAGAATTTGATCCTAATAAAGGTTATGAGGAGTTAGCAAACTCTTTAATTCAAATAATGGAAAAGGGAACTAATCCATTTAGAAGAACTTGGTCAAGTGAACAACAGCATACAAATTTTGTTACTGGTGATGCTTACCAAAATGGCAATCTAATATGTTTAGAAATTGCCCGAATTTGTAGAGGTTTTACAAGTCCATATTGGATGGGATTCTCACAAGCTAGGTCTTTTGGATTAAAGATTAAAAAAGGTTCTAAGGGTTCTATTATTTTGCGACCTATCGCAATTAAAAAAGAACTACTTGATACTAACGGGAAGCCAGTATTAGACATTAATGGAAATAAGGAGTTTACTGCATTTACTTTGTTTACACCTTGCAGAGTTTTTAATTTAGATTGTTTCGAGAAATCGGAAAAATTAAATAAAAGACTTGCAGAACTAAATAAAGAAGTAGCAGTTAATCAAACACCAGTTAGTGCAAAAGAAGCAAAGGCAATTAAGCAATTACAGAATTATATGGACACACAAAATATAGATTTCCAACAAACTGGAAATTCTGCATTTTATGATCCTATTAATGATTCTGTAACCGTACCTACTCAGAATAGATTCGAGACTAACTCATTGTTTGTTGCTGTTACTAGTCACGAACTAGGACATTCAACAGGCCATAAGAAGCGTTTAAATCGCAAAGGCATAACAGATAAGTCTGCTGTCTTTGGTTCAGATTTATACGCTACTGAGGAGTTAATTGCTGATACTACAAGTTGGTTATGTTGTAATGAGTTTCAAATAGACTCTAACGACGACATACACGCTTCTTATCTTGCAGGGTGGATAAAGGTATTAAAGAAAGAACCAAAGCACCTTTTAACCGTTATTGGACAGGCTGTAAAAGCTAAAAACCTAATTATGGGTTCTTAGTTCTTTTAGATTCTCTCTTATTAGCAGTAGTTAATCCTACTGCTAGTAAAAGAGACTCTTTATTGAAATCTCTTGTTGCTCACGTTATCCCATTTTTATTTATGGAAAAAAGAAAATTAGTTCGTTTAAGTATTGATAAAAAAATTAGTGCTTTAAACGAATTTATCTATCACTTAAAAGATAATCAAACAATTATCTCAATTAATGAGGATAGAGAAGCATTAATAAATGCTTGTAATTTACTAGACAAATACAACCAAATTTCTAACAAATTACATAATGACTAAACAAAACAAAATTGATGAATGATTATGGCATTTACCAAAAAAGAAACTATTGAATGGTTAAGGTTAACTAATTCAATAATGAAAGATAAAAAATTATCTAATAAAGAATTAGATAGATTTTATTATTTAAAAATTAAAGGTTACTATTACGCTTAACAACTAAGCTAGGTTTGCTTTACAAAACCCTTAAGTTTTTACTTAGGGGTTTTTTTATTGTCTATTGATTGCAATATTACAAACATTATGCTAGGTTAGGTCTGCTCAGTACATTATTTTTTTACTATGTCAGCACATTTAACCGATCAAGACTGTTTAAACGCTTTA